GAGATTATTAGATAATGTCAGTAGCATTGGATACATTAATAAAAGCACAAGTGAGTTTGTAACTGATAATGTAAGAGAAAGTTTAAGAGATACACTTTATTCTAACAGAGTTAATCCATTAACATTCTTCCAAGGACAAGGATTAATGAACTATGGTAACAAAACTAGAGCAGTAACAACTAGTGCATTGGATAGAATAAATGTTGCTAGACTTGTTGCATACTTGAGAAAACAACTACAAAGTATTGCACTAGGTTTTGTTTTCGAACCAAACGACAAAATTACAAGAGATGAGATTAAACAGCAAGTAGAAAGTACACTAAACGATTTAGTTGCTAAGAGAGGTATATATGACTATCTAGTTGTGTGTGATGAAACAAACAACACAACAACAAGAATAGATGCAAATCAGTTGTACATTGATGTAGCAATTGAGCCAGTCAAAGCCGCAGAGTTTATTTTCATACCAATAAGATTGAAAAACACAGGCGAAATTGCTTCAGGTAATATAGCCGCCGCAAACACTGTTTAAGACGTCTTAAATAAACAAAAAAAGTAGGGGTCATTGGTTTGACCCCTTTTTTTATGATGGTAAAGTAGATAAATACTTTATAAGAACAATATATTAAATTAGGAGCGACTAGATGTCAGTTTCATCATTAAGCAAATTTACAGTACCTTTGGACAGTGACCAATCTGCTAGTTCACAAGGTTTATTAATGCCAAAATTAAAATACCGTTTTAGAGCGATGTTTGAAAACTTTGGTGTATCTACGCCTAGAACAGAATTAACTAAACAGGTTGTTGATATAACTCGTCCAACAGTATCATTTGACGAGTTGGAAGTACCAATTTACAATAGTAAAGTTTACTTGATTGGTAAACATACATGGGAGTCAGTTAACGTAAACTTACGTGATGATGTCAACGGTAGTGTATCAAGACTAGTAGGCGAACAAATACAAAAGCAATTTGATTTTATGGAACAAGCAAGTGCAAGTTCAGGAATCGATTACAAATTTATCACAAGATTTGAAATATTAGATGGTGGTAATGGTGCAAGTACACCTAGTGTACTCGAAACTTGGGAACTGTATGGTTGTTTTGTAACAAATGCAAACTATGGCGATTTAAATTATGCATCAAGTGAGCCAGCAACTGTAGGTATTACAATTAGATTTGATAACGCAGTACAAACACCACTAGGTGAAGGTATTGGTGCTAGTGTGGCAAGGACTTCAGGTACTGTCGTAACTGGCTAATAGGAGAATTCCGTGGCCAACGCTAACAACTTTTTAAAACCTATTTCTGGAGATAATTCTGTACGTGACTACAAACATGCTAATAAAACGTTTGTAGAAAGTAATTATCAGTTATCTCCAAGATTAGGTAACTTATTTCATGTAATTTTCGAATTTACAACAGAAGCAGTAAATCTACTTGACAGTGTAGAAAAACTGGAACTACCTCTGTTGGTTAAAACAGCAGATTTGCCACAATTTACTATACAAACTGAAACACATAACCAATACAATAGACAGGTTCACAGTCAGCAAAAAATAAATTACTCTCCTATAAGCATAACATTCCATGATGATCAAAGTGATTTGATCAGAAGTTTATGGAACACATATTACAAATTTTTCTTTAATGACAGCAAGTATTCTGAAACTGCTAGTGCTTACAACACAGACAACAGATATGCTAATCGACCTGGCACCAGTTGGGGATTACAAAATGGTAATGTAAGATTTTTTAGAAGCATTAAAATCTACAGTATAATGCAACAGAGATTTGCAGAGTACACACTTATCAACCCGAGCATTAATGCTTTTAATCATGACACACATGCTTATGCATCAACAGCCATGATGCAACATGTTGTACAGTTTAATTACGAAGCAGTTAAATATGCAAGAGGCACTGTAAACAATGTAAATCCAAAAGGCTTTGGTGAAATACGTTATGATAAAGAACCAAGTCCATTGGGAAGTTTAGCAAACCAAAATTTATATTGGAATGGAAATGATCTAGTAAATGTTGCCAACAGTGCTTTAAATGATCTTGCCAGTGGAGATTATTTGGGAGCATTAAGCAGTGGTATAAATTTATTCAATAACTTCGAAAATGTAGATTTTAAAGGAATATTGGCAAATAATGCTGAAAATATTGCCAGTGCTTTTTTACAAACACAGGCCAGAGGTATACAATCTGGGCAGACAGTGTTTCCAAAAGTTAACACAAGACAGATAGAAAATAGCCAAAGAGTAACTTTACAAGAGCCTAGTGTACAAGCAGGCACTAGAATAACAAGTAATGGTGTTAACATAACCTCTACAACACATGCCAATATACAATATAACCAAGAATTAGATCATGGTAGTGCTACTACATTACCATATAACTCATACAATAAATTTCAAGGCAATAAGATATCTGACTATCAGACGCTTGGATTTAACACGGACAAAGTAAACACAATAGGTGATAAAGTAACACAGATGCAAAACCGTGCAAGTTCCTTGACAGTACAATTAAACAAATTGAGTATGAATCCCACACCAGATAATGCACAGCAAAGAAAAAATTTACTGAATGAGATACGCAGTTTAAACCAAAGATCAAATGATTTACAGAGGTTCAAATAATGTCACAAGATACAAATTTACAAATTATAAATGTTGAAGATGATTTTGATCAAAGAGTTCAAGATTACTTTACAAATTATTTTCAACTACCATTTAAACTTAATCCAGGTGAATTTGATACAGCGAAAGCATTTTTCCTCAAAAGAACAAACAATAATGTTGATGCCGCGGCCGCACTAACAGCCGCATGTATAGACAGTGCAAACAATTTGAATGTATTTTTAATTGACATAATCAATGAATTTGAAAAAACAACGGATCTGAAAGCGGCACTACCATTGTATTTGAACAGTTCTAGAAGAGGAAGCAGTATATTAGGCTATGTAAACAGCAATAGAGGTACAAGTGCTAATATACTAAGGCAGGTAAATGCATAGATGCCTAAATTCGCAAATGGTAAGTATCAACTAACCAACCCAAACAAATACGCAGGAAACAAAGCACCAACTTATAGAAGTGGATGGGAACACACTTTTATGAGGTTTTGTGACAACAACAGCAGTGTAATAAATTGGGCCAGTGAACCTGTACAGATACCATATAGAAATCCTCTATCAGGAAAACAAACCATATACGTACCAGACTTTTTGATCATGTATCAAGACAAGCAGGGCAAAAAAAGAGCAGAGTTGATTGAAATAAAACCAAAATCACAAACACTGATCAATGAAAAAACCAATCAAAAAGACAAACTGAGCATTGCAATAAACCATGCAAAATGGGAAGCCGCCGCCAAATGGTGCAAAATCAAAGGTTTACGTTTCCGTGTAGTAACCGAAGACGATATTTACCACACTGGCAAACGCAGAGGATAAGTAAAAGTGTATACAAAAATATGCGAACTTTGTAGTAAAGAGTTTGGCTGTAATCCCAACACATCAGAATATGATGTATGTTGGTGTCAAAAACTACCAATCGTAACTTCACAAATTCCAACCAAAGACTGTGTTTGCATACAATGTTTGAGAGAAATACATGACAAAGAAACTAGAACAACTGTTTGAAATAGAAGAACCAGAAGATAAAGTTGCTGAAGATGTTTTGGTGCCAAAAGATGGTACACCAGAAGAGATACAAAAACAAATTACTATTGCAAACAAAATTGATGCCGCATTACCAAGTGTAAATGATCTTGAAGTAAGCGACAGAGAAATGGATGACATAGCCGCAGAGGCTCAAAAAACATTTCAAGATCTAATGGATTTAGGCATGAATGTAGAAGCCAGATATGCAGGTGATATATTTAATAATGCAACAAAAATGTTGGACACTGCTCTAAGTGCCAAAGCACATAAAGTTAATAAAAAACTAAAAATGGTACAGTTGCAGATACAAAAAGCAACACTTGACCAAAAAGAAAGAAGATATCATGACAAACAAATTGATCAACATGGTACACAAGATGGCGATGGTGTGGTGTTAAATCGCAACCAATTATTAAGAGAAATATTAGACAAAAAAGAATAAATACATATATATTTGAGGATCGTAAATGAAAAGTTTAAAAGTATATCTAACAGAATCACAACAACAGTACAATTTTCGTTTTAAAATTGCTAATGAACTTGATGAAAACCAAGTCAATCAAATTGAAACACTGTTAGACAAATATGAATTACAAAAAATATCAAAACCAAAAAAAACTCCTGTGCAGGAGCATCCAATGGATTTCCAAACACTGAACAATGCAGAAGTTTTTATTATTGATGCTGAACTTAACTATCCAGTTACAGCAAATCAACTGTATGAATATATTTCCCAAGAACTTAAGATCCCAGCAAGTCATCTTGTAGTAATCAATCAAGACAATCCAGAAGAGATTGCTAGAGAACAACAGGTTGGTAAAGAAGAAGAAGAGTATGTTACCAAACTTACAGATGATGAATACAAAGATGAAACAAAACATGATGTAGCAAAAGTATTTGGTGATGAATATAATGCAAGTATGTTGAAAGAACTTGAGACTCGCAAGTATGAATTTGCAAAGGAAGAAAAATAATGCCAATAGTAATTACACCAACAAATAAAGGTCGCGACGATATGGGTGGCGGGGGAATGGACATAGCCAGAACACCTATGAAAAAGAAAAAAGTGGTTATTAAAAAAGAAGCAGTAGGCCAATATGCAGATCCTATATATGATTTATTAGACGAGTTAGATATAAAAGACAACATTGTATTAGATGAATTGATTAGATACATGAGTGGTGATCAGATAGAAGATTTTGTTGCAGACTTTAGACGTAATCATGATATGACAGCACCAATGGATGAGGATGAAGTTATGCAAAACAACGATATAAAAGAATTACAGAAATTAGCAGGTCTTGATGAAGGTAAGGTAAAGGCACTGCTAATGGACATGGAAGAGGATGCTGTTGACATGTCCAAACAAGAATTTATTGCCAAGTACGGTGAATACAACGTTGATGTATGGAATAACGTACAAAAGCAAAAAGCAGAAATGGGCGAAGATGCAGTAGAAGATGCAGTAGATGAAGACTGTGGATGTGAAGAAGAAACTGTAGATGAAGATACAGTTAATATTCCAGTGCGTGAACTACAAGATCTTATGAGATTAGCAGGACTTAAAATTGAAGAATATGCTAATGAGCCAGAAGAAGAATACATGGATTCAGAAGAGCAACTTATTGGACTAAGTGGTGGATTGAATAGACCAAAAGTCATGTATCCAACAGTAGCAGGTGGTGACAACCCAATGGCAGTTAAGCCTATCAAAGTTGACGAAACTGAAGCAATGTCTAAAAAATATTCAGACTTTTTAAAAGAAGAGGAGTCTCAACTTGCTGAAAGAAGCAAAGGAGAAAAACCTGGTTTTGCAGGCGCTGGCAACAGTATAGATGGTAGAAACATTGCAAAACCAAAGATTCCTAGTCCACAATTAAAGCCACGACCAAAACCAACACCTAAGTCAAAGCAAGGTGCGTTTATGGGAGGCGGAACAACCAAAAGTGCATTTGAAAAAGAAGACATAATTGGTGATATCATTGACAAAGGTTACACAGACAAAACATTACCTAAAAAGTACAGAGCACAACCTAAACCAAAAATGAGTCCACAACGAAAAATGCCACCTATACAAAAGCCAAAGGCTCCAACAGTAGGCAGAGTTAAACTTCCAAAACAGTTGTCAGTTTAATAACTGTTAGGTATATATGTGTGCCAACTTTCATGGCGAACTTTAAAAGGAAAACGGCGTCGTAACGCCGCCATTTGATAGTAATTAGGTTCAGTGGGCATACGCCTGGGTTTGACATCAGTCCGGCTACCCTTAGCACTATTACATTTTGTACAGCAGGTCACAACATTATCCCAAGTTGTTTTACCACCTTTACTTCTAGGAATGACATGATCTATTGTGCTGTTTTCATAGTCAACTTCTATGTTACAGTATTGACACTTGAAATGATCTCTCAATGCCATGTTAAATCTACTGAATTTGATATCGTGTTTGACCTTTAGGTAATCTTTTACCATAACAGTGGCAGGTACATTAATGGTTGTGGTTGGACTGTTTATTTCCCAATCATCATAATAGTCCAACACAATAATTTTTTCCAAGAACATTAGTTTAATTGCACGTTTCCAATCAATCACACTGACTGGAAACTCACTTAGTGGTATTCCGGAAGTGTTAAGCAGTAATGTATCGGACATGCTGTTATTTATTTGCTACACTATATTTGCTAAATAAATACTTTTATGAAACTGTTTGATACTGATAGATTGGTAACAATACAGGTCATTTACTATATGCCTGATTACAAAAATATAGTGAATGAATTTGTTTGGCAAACACATGATGTTTTGCCGAAATATCCTAGAAGTATGAAATTTATACATTATTGGTATTCAGATATTGATGCAGTAATAAAAGAAGCATATCTATCTCATACTAATTATTGGGGTGGTACCTCATACAGAGATGTAACAGAGTTAATAGAATGGCCGGTTTAGACACACAATTAATAAAAAAACCACACAAAGCATCTACATACACTGAAAAACAAATTAAAGAGTTTGCCAGATGTGCAGATAGCAAAACTGGTATTATTTATTTTATGGAAAATTATTTTGCTATTCAACATCCTACACAAGGTAGGATACAGTATGCTCCTTATGAATATCAGTTAAAACTACTAGAAACTTATCATAACTATAGATTCAACATCAATATGTTGCCTAGACAAACAGGCAAAAGTACCACAGCGGCAGGCTACTTGTTGTGGAGAGCAATGTTTGTACCAGATAGTGTTATACTGATTGCGGCACACAAGTTCAGTGGAGCACAAGAAATTATGCAACGTATACGTTATGCATATGAACTTTGTCCAGATCATATACGTGCAGGTGTAACCAGTTA